GTAAGCGTTGTGAGTTTATGAAACCAACGGTAACTGAAAGTTGTTTGTTAGAATATGAAAATGAAATAATAGGTTTTTATTTAACAGAACTACCCGACAAATTAAAACAATACATTACAATAGCTAACAAAGAGTTCTTAAGTAAAAACGTTCCTAAGACTTTACTAGATAGGTCAGATGTTTATGCTTCTCAAAAGAAATATGGACTTACAAGGTCACAGGCGAGAGCGTTAAGCACTGTTCAGATGTCAACTATATTAGGCGGAGTATTAGCAAAGGCTCATCTTAGAAGACCTTATAATTCTGTTTCACAGGTTCACACAAACCCAAAGGCAAAGACATTTATTAAAGCAATGTTACTAGCGTGTTTAGAATGTGAGAAACTAATAAAAGAATACATGCCTAAACAATATGAAACACAAAAGAAAATAATTGAAAAAACTACTTTAAAAAAATATAGATTTGGAAACCTATTTACAAGTAGTATATCTAATTATAATATAGCAGCACCATTCCATCAAGACAAAGGGAATTTAAAAAATACAGTAAACGCAATATTAACTAAAAGGAAAGATGCTGAAGGTGGTAGTCTTTGTGTTCCTGACTTTGAACAGGTCTTTGAACAAAGTAATAATAGCTTATTAGTATACCCTGCTTGGAGAAACTTACATGGAGTTACTAAAATAGTACAGCATAATAAAGATGCTTATAGAAACAGTTTAATATTCTACCCTTTAAATGGGTTTGATAAATAATAAAATATGAACAAAAGTAGACACATAAAAAAAGAAGCTTTATTAACAGCATTAGAAAAAAGCTTAGGAGTTGTAACAATAGCTTGTAAGAACGCTGATATTCCTAGAAGCACATACTATAAATGGCTTAAAGATGATGAGGAGTTTAGAGCTAAGGTTAAGCAAGTGGAAGATGTTGCTCTTGACTTTGCAGAAAGTCAGTTACATAAACAAATCGCGGACAACTCAACGGCAGCAACAATCTTCTTTTTAAAGACAAAGGGAAAGACTAGGGGTTACACTGAGAAATCAGAACTTGATATTACAAGCGGTGGTCAATCTCTAACTGAATTAAAAATTGAAGTAATTGATACAGGGAAAGATTAAAACAACAAATGTATTTCACAGGGCGTATAGGTCAGAAACTAGAATAACGTGCTTACAGGGGGGTACTCGTTCTAGTAAGACCTATTCGCTTTGTCAATTATTTATTGTTAAATGCTTACAACAAACAGGTAAAGTATACACAATATGCAGAAAAACACTACCCGCTCTTAAAGGCACTGCATACCGTGATGTGTTAAGTATCTTAAAAGAACTAGAATTATACACAGAAGATAACCATAATAAATCAGAACTATCATATACGCTTAATGGTAATCTAATAGAATTTATTTCAGTGGATCAACCAGTCAAGATACGCGGTAGGAAGCGTGATTACTTATGGCTTAATGAGGCGAATGAATTTACTTATGAAGATTGGCAACAACTTATATTAAGAACAACAGGTCAAATCTATTTAGACTATAATCCCTCTGACCCTTATTCTTGGATATATGAGAAAGTAGTTACAAGGGGTGATTGTACATTTATTAAGTCAACATATAAAGCGAACCCATTTTTAGATGATGATACAGTCGCAGAGATTGAAAGGTTAAAAGACCTTGATCCTGACTATTGGCAAGTATATGGTCTTGGTGAAATAGGTTCTGTTCAAACAATGATCTTCAGGAACTTTAATTTAGTTGATGAAATGCAAGGTAGATTAATTGGTTACGGCTTAGACTTTGGCTTTACTAATAGTCCAACGGCTTTAGTTGAAGTACGTCAAATGGATGATAACTTATATATCAAAGAGTTGATTTATGAAAAGAGATTAACGAACACAGACTTAGCCAATAAATTAAGGGAATTAAATATAGATAGGCACACAGAAATAATCGGAGATTCTGCAGAGCCTAAAAGTATTGAGGAGATATATAGGCAGGGATTTAACATTAAACCCGCTAAGAAAGGCGCGGGAATACATTTGGGCATAGATATAATGCGTAGGTATAAGCTACATATAACTAAAAAAAGCGTTAATGCTATTAAAGAATTTAGGTCTTATAAGTGGGCAACTGATAAAAACGGGGATGTATTAAATAGTCCTGTAAAGGTTAATGACCATCTAATTGACGCAACGCGGTATCTATGCCTTAATAAGTTGTCGGTAAATCATAGTGGCAAGTATTATATATTGTAAAAACAAATAGTAATAATTTATATTTATAAGTAATGAAAGAGGTAAAATTACAAATACCTACAGAATGGCAAGACATAACTATTGGAACATACCAAAAATATGTCAAAATACAGGAAGGCAAGTTGAGTGATAAAAATAAAACAGTAGGAGTTTTATCTTTATTATGTAACGTTGACAAGTCAATTATAAGAAAGATGGATTATAAAGATATGATTGATATTCTTGGCGTTATAAAAAAACTACTAGACACTGAACCAAATAAAAAAAAGTTCAGAAAAGTTTTTAAGTTTAAAGATGATGATTATGGTTTTATACCTAATCTAAGTAAACTTACAACGGGGGAGTATATAGATTTGGAGGAGTATTGTAAAGAACCAATAAAGAATTTACATATTATTATGTCAATACTTTATAGAAAGATAACGCGTAAAAGCGGTGACAAATATGCTATTGAAAATTATGACCCTGATGAGTTCAAAGAGGATTTATTTAAAGGTTGCCCGATGGATATAGCTTTATGTTGCTTAGGTTTTTTTTTGACTTTAGGGGGCGACTTGGCGGTCAGTTCTCGCAATTATTTGAAAGCACAGGACAAGAAGAGGCAAAAAGCGTAACAATGAGTAGCAAATGGGGGTGGTATAATACCTTATATGCTTTGTGTAATGATAACATACTTAACATAAATAAAATAACTGTATTACCTATAATGGAGGTATTAACATTTTTATCCTTTAAACAGGATTATAATAATAAACAAAGAAACAATTATGGTAACTTTTAGAAATGTAGTGGGCTTTTTAGAAACTATTGCAGAAAAGCATAAGATGATTAACAGCTTTCACAGTGGAGAACTTGATGAAGTTGATATTAATAAACTTGGCGCTACTGATTATGTTATATTATATGCAGAGCCAGGAGCGGTAACTATTGATTCAGGAGTTATGACTTATTCTTTTACAATATATGTTTTAGATATGATTAATGAGGAAGTAGGTGACGCACCTAATAAGCAAAGAGTGGGGCGTGTTGATACTTATTCTGAAAACTTACAAATAATACATGACGTTATAAATGAATTCAAACACGCTTTATACTCCACATCTTGGGTGGATGATGAAGTTGTTTTAGAACTACCCATAACAGCAGAGCCGTTTACAGCACGTTTTGATAATCTTTTGACAGGGTGGTCAGCTACTATAAATGTTGATGTTAATAATCCTAATAATCTTTGCATAGCACCAATAACACCAAACTCATAATGGAATTTGATAAAACAATACAGATGATGCAAAGTATGGGGTTTGACGTGGTCAGTCAGGGTAAAAAGATACTAAAGAAAAAAAAGAAATTTACAAAACGTAAAAAACTTTACAAAGGGTTTGATTACAATGTTAATAAAAGTAACACGGGTGTAGAACTTGAATTTGTGTTTGGTAAGGCAAAAAAGTATTGGCAGTTTGTTGATGAAGGGGTGAAAGGTAAAGGGGGTTACACTCCAGGAAAAGGTGCTAAGAAAGGTAAGCAAGGGGGAACAGGAATGTCAAGGGGTAAAGGAAGCCCGTTTAAATTTAGAAAGAATAACTTAAAAAAAGGGGTGATAGCTAAATGGATTAGAATTAAACCTTTAAAACTACGGGGTGCTGACGGCAAGTTTTTATCTAAGACAAAGAGTAATATAGAGGGGGCAGCATTTGCGATAGGTAGAGCAATAGTTAAAAGAGGATTAGAAAGAACACAGTTTTTCAGTAGACCTTATGACAAAGTAGTTGACATGGATAAATTATTCAGCGCTTTCTCAGAGGACTTAGAAATTAGTTTAGGTAATGACCTTGAAAATATAGACATAGAAATAACAGTATAAAAAAAATAACAAAATGGGATTAGGAAACATATCTTTTGTACAAGAACCAATTAACACCACATCAAAAGCACCTGTCATAACTAATTGGACTCCAATGGTTGGTTACATGGTTTACCAAGATGACATCAGTGGTTTGTTTTATTTTAAGCTGATTTTAGAAGTTAGACTAGATGATGGTTCAGGCACACTAATTGGAAAGGTTAAACAGCGTAGAAATGGCTACAGCGTTGATATTGCTAACAATGATGCTAGAGCCTTTTTTGATTTGAGGGATATTGTTAATAGTGTTTTAACACCAACAGTATTTGACCAGAATGATACAGGGCAACCATTTAGAACAATACATAAAGTGGGCGCGAATACAGCAGCAAAACCATTTAGCGTTAATGGAGATAACACTACAGACGGAACACAGATACAAACCATATATGTAAAAGCATATCAACAATACAGCGAAACTAGTAGCGCTATACCTGCAGAAGATGTTACCCCAACAGTAAATGACACGCTACATTATATGGAAGCTTCACTACCTTTAATGACAGCAAGGAGTTCTAGTGCAGATTATGTTCAATCTGATGCCTTTAATGTGTATAATGGTTCAGGAGATACAGATAAGTTTTTAAGTGATTTACAAACTGATTCAGGTGAATATAATTTAAGCGGATATATTAACTATATACAAGACACAGATTATCATACTGTGGCTTTCTTAAATGATTATACTAATTTTGCTAGTGATATTGACCATATTGAAATTGCTTATTACAATTCAGCAGGATCACTTATAAACAGTAAATACTACATAGACAATATCTCAGCTAATGGTGGCTTGCCACCTAATGATGGCTCACTAGCTGATGCTAGTAGATTATTATATTTTGGTTGTGGTGCAGGTAACTTAGAAGCACAAAGTGATGAAACATCTGCAAGACCTTCAGGTAATTCAGGGTGGGCGTATTATACTATAAGAGGCACAGGTAATGATTCAGGTACTATTGCTTATAAGACAGCAACATATTACTTTATAAAAGAAGATGGAAGTTGTAAGGGCTTTAAGGTCAGGCGTTTAGCGTGGCGTAATTCTGTTGGAGGTTATGACTACTTCAACTTTAAAAAGAAGTCTACTCAAACAACATCAATCAATAGAAATAATTACAGCTCAATGCTAGGAACATTTAATAAAAGTAGATGGAGATACAATAACACTCAAAGAGGCAAAACAACTAGACAAACAACTGCCACACTAAGAGAAACATTAAATACAGATTGGATTACAGAAGCACAAGGAGTATTAATTGAAAAGCTATTAATGTCAACAGATGCTCAAATTGTTGAAAATGCAGATACAGATTTTACAGAGGGTGTAATAATTACAGATTCTAGCTTTGTTAAAAAGACTTCTGTTAATGACAACTTAATACAATACACTATTAATATAGAATACGCAAATCCTATAAATACTAACTCATAATGAACCTTAGATTAGTTGCATATCGTAAAGCTACAAGTGGTGCATCATCTACTACCGCTTATAATTTAGACTTACAAGAAGCACCAAATGTTTCTTTAAATTTTCAATTCTCAGAAATTAAAGAACCTGAAACTAGAAAAGGTAGTTATTCACAAACATTTAAGTTGCCATTTACTGATAATAATAATCAATTCTTTCAAGATTGGTATAATGTTAATTTAGAAACTTTAGTTTTTAGCACTAGAACAAAGTTTGACGCTGTATTATATGTTGGTGCAGTACCTCAATTTGAAGGCGCTTTACAATTAAAATCAGTATTTAAAAAAGCAGAAATGTATGAAGTAGTCTTAATGTCTAGTTCAGCTTCTTTATTTAGCACGATAGGAGAACAAAGGTTAAAAGATGTATTTAAAAATGATGATGGCAGCTATGATGATGAGTTTAATCATTTATACAATGAAACTCAAATTCTTAATTCTTGGGCGGGTAGTAGTAGTGCTTTTGTTAATACGGCGGGGGTATCATTGAAAGATCCTGATACGGATGCTCAAAAGATTATGTACCCCATGTCAATCACTCAAGATAAATTTTACTACGATACTAATTTTGCGAGGTATTTAAACTTAGACCAAACAACAGCGAATTCAATGGTCAGCGCTGAGGGTGTTGAGGCAGCTTTTAATTATGCAGTTAATATAAGTCAATTTAGACCTGCGGTACAATTAAGAGCTATGTTAAACTTAATCTTTGCTAAGGCGGGATTTTCTTATAAGTCCACTTTTCTTGGCACTTCTTATTTTGGTAGGTTATATATGACAACGGGTACTCATTTAGAATTATCTTCTTTGCCTACAACAAATACAAATGCAAGTCCTAGCGGTTTAATGCAAGTAAGCAATAGCTCTCAATGGGGAGTTTTATCTAGCGAATTAACCACATTGGATGAATGTGTTACAGTGAGTCAAGTTGTTGTACCTGCTAACACAACTTCAGCGTCAGGAACATGCACCACACCCGCTGATCCTGATAGTGTTTGGAATAGTACATATAATTTTTTCACAAAGAAAGCAACAACAATGCAGGAAGTTACTTGTCAGCATAAAGTTACATTTTCGGGTGTTAAGGGTTGTAACCCTGATGATCAAGTTATATTAACTATAAGACTCATTGAATGGGATAATGACCCAAGCTCTGCAACTTATAATTCATCAACGGGTGTTGAATACGCTTCAACTGAAATATCTATAAACCCTTACGAAGCAGGTAATAATATTTTTTCGGGTCCTATCGTTTATTCGCTACCATTAGAAAGTATGCCACTAGGAAAGTCAGCTCAAATAATAATAGACTCAGGAACACTTAAAAAAGCAAACCTTAATCCTACATTTGTTTTAGGTGACGGGGATAATGGCGCTTGTGGAACTTTTTTTAACACTATTAGCATTGAATGGGTTGGTTACTCTAATGATGTTTACGGGGCGACTGTTGACTTTCCTGCTTGTATTGACGAATCAATAACGCAAAAAGCATTCTTAAAAGACTTAGTACAGCGCTTCAATTTAGTTATAATCCTT